CTGAAACGGAGAAAGAAGAACGAAAAGTTTCTGCAGAAAGGGCAGATGCAATGAAAGACGCACGAATGCCGTGGTTTTGTCCTGAATGTAGTAAAGTAATGAAATCACGACTTGATGGAAGATTTTGGTTGATGGTAGGAAAATGTCACGATTGTGTGGTAAAAGAAGAAACTAAAATGAGAATTAATGGTACTTTTGGTGAATACGAGAAAAGTAAAGTACGAGAGAATAAAAAATCATATATTAGAGATTTAAAACAGTCAATTGACGAGTGGAAAAATAGTCCAGCTTCAGTTACTTATTTTAATCAAGTTAGACCAGATGGATATTCACTCGATGAAGAAAAGTGGGAAGTAAATGAGAATGAAGTTAAAATTCTTATAAAAGAGGCTGAAGAATATTTAGAAAAGTTAGAAGAAACAATTTAATTGATATTTATATATAGAATAGGTGTAAATACTTAGGAGAAATGAAAATGACCAGTAAAAAACTACGAGAAATAATTCGTTCAGAAATACAGAACGTAGTAAAAGAGGAAGGTGATTTAGGAGATTATAAATTACCAGCTCAAGCGGAACGATATTTAAATAAAGCGGTTGATGCTATTAAAGGTGCTAATCTTAATCGTAAAAGACAAGTAGCAGCATTAGCAAGAATAGTTAAGGCGTTAAATTTAGATAAGAGTGATTTAATTAGGTACTTTGCTAAAATAAAACGTGGTCTTTAATGAGTTGGGAATCATTCAGGAATTTTCTTAAAAGGATAAACCCTGTTTGGATTTTCACTTTCTTTCTTGGATTATCTCAATTATTATCTAAAATAAAAAAGAAAAAAATAGTAAAGATAGACAAAAAAATTAAAGATATAAAGAAAAAAAAGAAACAAATTAAGTCTGCCACTAAATCTGTTTCTAAAAAAAGTGATAATTTAAAGGCAAAGGCAGATCAACTTGAAAAAGAAATAGAAGAAGTCAAAAAGGGTTCTTCTAAGGTAAAGAAAGTGAAAGATATTTCAGAAGCTGAAGATTTTTTAAGAGAATTTGCTAAGAAAAAATAATAGGAGATTAAAATGGCAATACCAGACAATTTAGCACTGGGTGATTATAATAAGGTAACAGAGGTGGCTTCAGCTACTACTTTTCATGCCACAGGTTCAAATTCTGGTGCAGGATTTATTGTTGAAAATTTGACAAATGTAGTAATACATTGTTCTAGTGGTGGAACATTAGATAGTGGTCAACTTAGTACTAAAACACTTTATCCAATTGGTGTAAGGAAAGTAGTAATTGGTGCAACTGGTGTAGTTTTCGTTCTACATAGATAATTAAAATAATTTTGACTAATGAAATGGATAATACATTTATTCTTAATTGGAACACTTTTCGGACAATTAACGTTGTCCGAACAGGATGCTATAAATTTAACTAATAATATAAAACAGTTACAATTTGAAGTAGATAGTTTATCAAAAATAGTTTTGTATCAAGACGGTTTAGTTAATATTTATAAGGGAAAATCAGTAGCTGACGATTCTTTAAAAGTTTTATATAAATCTCAAATTAAATTATCTGATGAACAAATTAAGTTATTAGAAAAGAAGGTAAAATTAGTAAAACCATCTTGGTATGAAAATAAATGGTTATATTTTGTCTATGGGGCAGGAATAGTTGGAATCCCAGCATATAATATAGGTAAAGGTATTAACTGGCTTAAATAATGGATAATAAGAAAAATATAAAAAATGCAATAAAAAGAGAATTTTTAAAATGTGTAGAATCACCTGCATATTTTATGAAAAAATATTGTGTTATACAACATCCAATTAAAGGCAAAATTCCTTTTGCATTATATGACTTTCAAGAAAAAACTTTAAATGATTTTGTACAGAACGATTATAATATACTTTTAAAGGCTCGTCAATTAGGTATATCAACATTGACTGCAGGGTATTCTTTATGGATGATGACTTTTCATAATGATAAGAATATCTTGGTTATTGCCACAAAACAAGATACTGCAAAAAACCTCGTTACTAAAGTTCGTGTGATGCACGCAAATCTTCCAAGTTGGTTAAAGGCTAATTGTGTAGAAGATAATAAATTATCATTAAGATATAGAAATGGTTCTCAAATTAAGGCAATAGCAAGTTCAGAGGAAGCAGGTCGTTCAGAAGCACTATCTTTATTGGTGTTAGATGAGGCGGCGTTTATTCCTAAAATAGATACAATATGGACTGCTGCATCTCAAACATTGGCCTTGGGTGGTCAATGTATTGCATTATCTACACCGAATGGTGTTGGAAATTGGTTTCACAGAATTTGGGTTGATGCTGAAGATGGTACTAATGATTGGAATATGATTAGATTACATTGGACTATACATCCTGAGAGAAATAAAGAATGGAGATTGGAACAAGACAATTTACTTGGGCCCTCAATGGCAGCACAAGAATGTGATTGTGATTTTATCACTTCAGGACAATCAGTAGTAGATGGTGTTATTTTAGAAGAATATAGAACCAATATGGTAAAAGACCCAATGGAAAGACGAGGAGTAGATAGTAATGTTTGGATATGGGAACAACCAAATTATACAAAAGATTATGTGGTGAGTGCAGATGTTAGTAGGGGGGATGCGACCGACTATTCAGCATTTCATGTTATGGAAATAGAAGATTGTAAACAAGTAGCGGAATATAAAGGTAAGATTTCTACAAGAGATTATGGTAACTTACTTGTAAATATATCTCAGGAATATAATAACGCATTATTGGTAATTGAAAACGCCACAATAGGGTGGGCAGCAATTCAACAAGTAATAGATAGAGAATATGAAAATTTATTTTATATGAGTAAAGATTTACAATATGTAGATACACAAAAACAAATGACTAATAAAATTTATAGACAAGAAAAACAAATGATTCCTGGGTTTACAATGTCTGTAAAAACAAGACCGTTGGTTATTTCTAAATTAGAAGAATTTTTCAGAGAAAGGGCAGTTAAAGTTTATTCCCAGAGGTTAATTGATGAATTATTCGTATTTATATATAACGGAAGTAAGGCCGAAGCAATGTCAGGATACAATGATGACTTAGTAATGTCATTTGGTATTGGATTGTGGGTTAGAGAAACTGCATTGAGATTAAGGGCAGAAGGAATAGAATTACAAAAGAAAACTTTAACAGGAATAGATATGAATCCTGGTATTTATATAACAGAAACAAACCCCGGAAAGGAATCCTGGGAATGGGATGTTGGAAATAAAAAAGATAAAGAATCTTTAGAATGGTTAATTAATTAGAGGAAAGTATGGCAGACAAATCAATAAGAGCTCGACTGTTTAGGTTATTTTCAACTAACGTAATTGTTAGAAACGTTGGTGGAAAAAAGTTAAAAGTAGCAGATACGAGTAAAATACAATATTTACCACAAAGAGGGTTAGTGGATAGATATCAACGACTCTTTTCAACAGGAAAAGGATTATCTGGATATTCAGATACGGCGATGGTACGCTCAATGCGGTTAGGGTTATTTAGAGATTATGAATCAATGGATTCAGATGCGATAATAGCAAGTGCACTTGACATATATGCTGATGAATCAACAATGAAAAGCGAATATGGAGATGTTTTAACAATCAATAGTGATAATGACCAGGTTAAACAAATACTACATAATTTATTTTATGATATTTTAAATATAGAATTTAATTTATGGTCATGGGTTCGTAATATGTGTAAGTATGGAGATTTCTTTTTAAATTTAGAAATCGATGATGAGTATGGGATTAAAAATGTAATTCCATTATCAAGTTATGATGTTGTGAGATTGGAAGGTATAGATCCAGATAATCCAGAGTATGTTAAATTTATGTTAGAACCTGCAGATCCAAACGTGGTAAAAATAACTCATATACAAAAAGAATATGAAAATTTTGAAATTGCACATTTTAGGTTATTGGGTGATTCAAATTATTTACCGTATGGTAAAGCTATGATTGAAGGTGGTAGAAAGACTTGGAAACAGTTATCTCTTATGGAAGATGCTATGTTAATTCATAGAATTATGAGAGCACC